AATTCTATTCTGTGCTTCTAATTCTTCGATTAAAGCACCATAATACGAACCTGTTATCGCTGCCTGAAAAGAACATTCAAACTCCTGGTCGTACAAGTCCTCAGACATGACCGACTTTGCGGCATCCAGTTCTTCCTGATCTAAAATTTTAGTTTCACTTGCCTTAAACTTACAGGCGTACCAACCCTTGTTGGTATTGTCTTTGGCATCTTTATAAAGTTCGTAAAAAAAATTCCTGCCTTTAGGTGTGCCAATAAATACGCACCAACCTTTTCGGTCTGCCAAAGCTGGTCTAATGATTTCAGGAAATAAAGTTGGCTTTATCTCTTGGGTTTCATCGAATACACAACCATCAAGAAATATACCTCTGATACCACTATCATTTTCTGCTCCTAAAATCGTAATACGACTATTGTTAGGCAAATCGCATCTTAGTTCTGATTCATTAAATTTTGTACCAGGTATTTTACCTGCAAATTGTTTTATGTAATCCCATGCGGTAGCCTTACCCTGCTTAAAGGTCGGAGCAATAAAAGCATATCTGGCGTTTGGCAAAGGATTAGTTAGAGCTGCCCTGATTAAATGATTTATCATCATTACAGTTTTTCCAGCTCTCCTGTGCAATACTAAAACACTAAATCGGCTCTTATCAATTTTTTTATGCAAAAAATTTTGCAATTCTCTTGGTTTGTAAGGAATGACAATCTCTGGCATTTTAAAACAAAACCCCCCTAATGTATTGTAACTCCTCTAGGAACAAATAATCTTTCAATGCCAAGCTCATCCATGATGTGTGATGAGAAAGTTTTAGCTTCTAAAATATCTTCAAATCCTCCAAAGTGGATAAGTACAGAATTATTGTTTTCCATTACATAAACTACTGCTGGATAACCATTCTGTTTGTCATCAAATTTCATCATAAATTCCTAATCTAGTTGTGTGTACCTTCTAACGATATTAACGAACCGCCAAATTTTAAATCGTTGGTGTGCCTTCAATAAAACCCCCTGAAATCTTCACCGGTATTCAAATAATTCTATTTCCAGGTGCATTAATGCTCAAATGTCTGATAACAATCAATTATCGGAAGTATTACTATTGATAATCATCTCTTATCACTAGCAATTATAAGTTGTATTGCCTATTAGCTGCCACAATTGGCAGCTTGACCGGTATTCTCTATAATATGTCAATGCAACTTTGATTGCATAGATTGAAACAATCTAAACATTATCTAATTAAATCAATACTTTTAATTGTTCCATTTAACAATAAGAGGAGAATCTTTATCTCCTGATACCTTCAAATGATCGTTTTTTCCATAGACTTTTGGTGATAATTTCTCTGCCCTCCATTTAGCAAGGGATATAAATTCCTTTATTAAATGAGTTGAACCTAAGTCTGTTTTTTCTTTATGCTTTGAATCCTGGACAGCTTCATTAATTAAGCTCTGAGCATCGCTAAGGCTATATTCTATTCCATCCTGCTTGGCCTGGCTATATTTACCTCTTAATGATGGATATTTCTTTGTATCTATTAACCATTTTCTAAAACACTCCCAACTCAAATTATGGTTTTTTAATGATGCTTTTATACTAATTCCATGAGCTAGATCCTTCATAATAGAGTCTATTAGTTCTTTACTGTATTTTGATATATTTGCCATATTTCTTAAAATTCTTGTTATTTGTTAGGTGTGATAAATATATCACACATTATGATTGTTATATATAATTACTACTTGATTAATATCTATATTAATCTTGTTAATAATAGGTATTGACATTGTATTTACATTATATTATTACTTCTAATTATGATTCAAAATAACCAAATTAAAAAGGAGGAAAGATGAATCAATTAAACAAAGTTAAATTTGAAAACTATGGACACTACTCATCTAATAATTATGGTTCTCATAGTTTAAAATTTACAGATCCAACTAATAGACAATTTTGGTTTTCTTATAAAACTTTAATTGCTTTTTATGCACCAGATAAATCTGGTTTATGGTCAACTTATGTAATTCAAAATCAATGGTCAACTACTACTGGAAAGCATCTTAACTGGATTGATAATGGAAACAAAAAAGAAAGATTAACACCAGAAGATTTTGAAAATAAATATCTTGAGTGCTTTAATCAATCTTTAAAGGAGGTTGCATGAATATTAATATTAAAGGATATAATTTAAAATTATATAAATATACTTTTAATGTTTATGATTCTTTAAATTATAAAAAACCTTTTTTAATTTCAATTAATGCACCAATGATTGAAAGTGCTATTGAAATAATTAAAAAAAATTATTCACAATATAACTTTGATTTAAAGGAGGTTAAATGAATAAATTTAAAATAAATAAAATATTAATTCCTGATAATAATAAAAGTTATACCTATTATCTAACAATTGAAAATGATTCGAATGAATATGAGTTGAATCTCAACTATTCTTTATATCAAAAAGCAATTGGAGCAACATTGTCAATATGTAAAGATAACTTTGTTAATAGCGTTGCACATAAAAGATTGAAATCAATTAAACGATTTACTTTAAAACAAGCTCATAAAGTTTTTAATGAGTTTAATTTAAAGAATCAATCAGGTCAGGATCTATTAAACGAACTATATAACCATTATAAAAACCAGGAGGCAGCATGATTATTAAATCAAATTACTTTGTTTCAATCTGCCATATCATATCAAAACAAATTGGAAGAAAAGTATTTCCATTTATGGCAGCAAAGGAAGTTATGGATATTAAAAATAATATTAATATCTATGAGTTCCCAATTAAAAACTACTACAATCAAAAAAGGAGAATAAATAATGAAAAAGAAAAAAATAAAATATCCTAAAGAATTTTTAGAAGCAATTAAGCAACTAAAAAAAGAGGGTACAATTAAAGAAACAAAAAAAAACACTTATAGACTTGAAAAAAATAAAACAAGTTTAGGAAATGTTCAATCTTAATATAATGTTTGAAACATTAATAATATTTGAGCTTATAATGCTCACTTTGTATTTAATTAATAATTAAATGTTTTTTATCATATTTAAACCAAAGGATAAGCATAGATATACTTCATACACTAATGAAATATTTAATACTGAAAAAGCTGCAATAGATTATGGAAAAAGAAATAAATTTAAAAAAAATATTCAATGGAAAGCAGTTGAATACAATGAAGATAATATAAATAAATATTGGTATAGATAGAACAAAAAATGAAAGTGAGGTAACAAATGACAAATAAACCTATAACAAAACAAGAAATGAAATACTGGTTAGGAAATAATTATACAAATAATTATACAAACTGGTTGCCTGATGTTTTAAGAAATATGATTAATGAAAATAAACCTGACGCATTAATTAATTTAAAAAAAGAAATTAAAAAAGCCAGTCAAGATAGTAAGGATTCAAAATGAAAAAAAAACAAACTAATATTTTAGAAGTATCAAAAATATTTGAAGATATTATTGATAATGCTAAAAGCTTTGAAGGATCAGACAGAGGTTGCCTATTAACCAAAGACAATCAAATTTTAGAAAGAAATGTTGATTTCTTTTATAAAAATAAATCCTTCAATTTAACTATTATTGAAAATAAATAGCCTAAATAAATATTGGTATAAATGAATCCTCCCAGTATTTTGAGAGAGAAAGGAAAGAAATGATATACCAGGAGGATTTAATGATTTAAATTATGCTAATTCTGTAACCACTATATATTGATTACAAATAACCTAATTGTATTGAATCTACTATGGTATTTTTGCAACACTGTCAAATCTTATTTTAAATATTCCTTTATGCCTTCATTATTAACTAAAAAACATAAGTTTCCTAAAGCTCTATAATATTTTTTCCTTAAAGTCTCATGAGAGGCTTCATCCAGGTACATTCTTTTCAAATCCCTATAACTGCGTATTTTTGGATAGTTCTTTAAAAAAATCAACTCTCTATCCTCTTTAGAGGCTTTTAAAATCAAATTTAATGTAAAGTTATATATGCTTAATTGTCTGGCGGTTGGAATTATACGCATTTTGATGCCAATATCCTTATACTTGGGATCTGGCACAACTTCAAAGAGATTGAAGTTTAGAGCTGCGACAGGCTTTTTGATGTTGGGTAATTTAGAATCAACAAAACTAGATATTTGAAACAATTTATCTAAATTGTCTGGCAATAGAGGTACTTCGATTTCTATCAATTTGAGGTGTCCTCCTTTGATATGTCCTTTAAATATTGCATAAACCGGTCATTGCTTAATGTTTTTCTTTTTAATTTAATTTGCTTGGCCTGTGCAAAGGTGGTGGGATTCTTGATATTTCTATCTTTAGCTCTTTGATATGCAAAATTAGTATTTTTCCTGATTCTATCAAGAGTCTGCTTTATTATTTTCTTTTGATCCATATATATATATTCTCTATTAAGTATTATCTATTTAAGACCATCAAAAACTGACTCCCCAGACCATCAAAAATTGACTACCGAACCTTAGGATTAATGGTAACAACTTTACCCTTGTTAATTTCTTGGGATAACTTCTTCTGCCTTATTCCTGCCTTAATTGATTGACTAATTCTTTGTCTTTTACCTATATTCATTCTAATAATTTCTTGCATCTTACCTCTATCAAATGTGTAGTTATTGGCTTTATTTCTTTTAGGTTGATGTCTAGCAATAAGACCAAATAAGGTTAAATTGTCTAAATATTTTCTAAGTGTAACACCAGATTTAATGCCAGTTCTACGCATTAAATACTTATTAGAGACATTAATTCCTTTTTTACAATTCTGAAATCTACAAATTAGGATATACAATAACTTCTCATGGCTATTCAAGTTCAGGTTGTCCAATAATTCAATATCTACTTTTTCAAATGTCCAGGTCATTTAAACATCCCAAATTCTTTATCAATTCTATTTTTAGATATTTCTATGTACTCAGGATTTAGTTCAATTAAGATTGCCTGTCGGTTTAAAGATTGTGCTACAATTCCTGTAGTACCAGCTCCACCAAAAGGATCTAAAACTACACCACCTTCAGGACAACCAGCTTTAATACATGGCTCAATTAAATCTTTAGGAAAGGTTGCAAAATGAGCTTCCTTGCAAGGTTTAGTAGTTACTGTCCAAACATTTCTTTTATTTCTTTTTCCATCAGAATTACAAAATCTTTCTCCCATTTTTTCAGTATTTACAGGTGGTATTGCTACACCAATATTATTAGGATGTTTATGTTTAAGACCATATTGTACTCTTTTTTTTGAAATTTCTTTTACAGGCTCTTTAATAGCATCTGAATCATAATAATATTTTTTATTCTTTGTAATTAACCATATCTTCTCATGTGCTGAAGTTGGTCTGTCTTTTATACTTTCAGGCATAGGATTTGGTTTATGCCAAATAATTTCTGATCTAATCCACCAACCATCATCTTGTAAAGCAATAGCAATTCTATTTGGTATCATAACCAAATCTTTAGGTTTTATAGATCCTTGAATAGTAGAAAAAGGTTTATCTACAAATCCTCTATCATCATTTTTAATATCTTTTGCTTTTGTGCCATTAACTGTTGCAGCATAACTATCGCCATAATTTAACCATACTGTTGCTGAGTCTTTTAACTTCGGTTTCATGGCTCTAAAAAGTTCTAAAATATTTTGGATATGTTCATGGTAAGTTGGCTCTAAACCTAATTGTTTATCAATTCTTTTAGCACCACATTTAACACAGTTTTTTTTATCTGATGCTCTATCAGGTCTTTCAATTGATTTATTATTTTTATTATCTACTATTCCATCTGTAATGGTATGTTGGCAATTTGGATCACCACCCTCATAAGATGCAGTTCCATAATCTCTTAAACCCCAATAAGGAGGTGAAGTTACAACGCAATCAATAGAGTTATCATCTAATTTTTTTATATTATCAAATACATCACCTTGTAAAAAATCAATCACCCTTGCCTGACTCCTTTTTTATTATTAGTTCAATTTCATCTATGGTTTTTCCCCAAATGGATTTTGAATAGCAATTGCAACAATAAGAATGAGATCCCTCTTTCAAATCAGCTCCCCTTTTACAGATGAAACAGGATTTTTTAGGATCACCATACATATCTAATTCCATGCTCCATCTTTCAAAAATTTAATTGGTGTAAGTTTATCTAAACCTAATGAATGAACTTTAGGTCTGTCGGCAATACCAAAGTCTGTTAAGTATTTTTCTGTATTTAAAACATGGCTACTATTAACAAAGCCATGAATTTCATAGATAGGTGCTTTATCAATTACTAAAATATATATTTCACCGGCTTTGCTGCTTTTTCTAATTATTAAACTGTTATGTTGTTTGGGTAGCTGGGATCTAACCTGGAGGTGAACATCATGCCAAATAATATCTGGTTTAGCACCATGATTAACATGAAAATTAAACTCAGTATTTAGGTAGCGACAAACTGCTAATTCTGCACAGCTACCACTAATAGATTTTGCTATCTGGTCATTAACAGAACCTTTATAATTGTAACCCCAATCTTGCTTTAACCTTAATGATTCAAATACTCTTAGCAACCCAGTTTGTGAAGCTGCCATTATATCATATAAGTCTAATTTAACTTCAATCATAAATTTCTTTTCCTTTTAAAAAACAATCTCCAACCCCATGATCTTAAAATTGAAACAACAGTAAATATTAATGCTATGTGCAGACTTTCAATTATGTTGGGATGTAAGTTAAAAAAATATGGAAAAATTGTTAGCTGAATAATGATTGCTAAAATTAGACCACTTGTAACATCAATAAAACTTTCTAATAAACTTTTCATTAATGTTCTAACTCCCAATTTAATTTTTCTTCATAGCCATTGTAATAATTATAATTTTCATCAATGCAGAAGTGTCCACCGACAACCAAATCTTTATATTTTAAAATTACCCAGTTCTGTCCATTACCTGATTTGTAATTAGGATTTTCAATTACGCTTACTTTTTTATTAAAAATTTCTTCGCAAGTAATTGGAATTAAAGTAAATCCAAAAGGAACTTTTAAATAATAATGTTCAGTTGGACTTTTAATTATCAGCAATACTAAAAAAAATAATTTCATCTGGCAGTACACCTTTTTATGAAAGTTAATAATTTAGGATTTTGCATAAATATTTTTGCAAATTCTGAAGCAACAAAATTAACTGTTCCCTCCTCACCCAAATTGGCTAAACGAATCTTTGACTTGTCAGCAATAAAATGACCGATCTCATGGAGCATTGTGTCTAGCAAAGTGATCTTGGGTAGCTTTTCTTGTATGGCGATAGTTTGTGTGTTTGGAAAATAGCAACCATACATACTTCCAGATTTGGCTTGTTTCCTAGTTAATTTAACGATTTTAGCTTTGTAACTTCTATATTTTATCTCTTTCAGAATCATAAAACCCCTCTGTTATAAATTATCAAAATTAATGTTGCAATTAATATTTGTTATAAGTAGAGTATAACACAATGGTAATAGACAAATGATAAAGGAGGTTGTATGTATGATGTTATTAAAAACAAAATGGATAATGTCTTTCAAAAAGATAAGCTAGAAGAACAACTTGCAATACATAAGATTTCAAGAGATCAAGTTCTTAGAGAAACATTGGGTAAAAATATTAAAGATTTTAATAATTGGAAAGTTAAATGGTCTAGGCTAATTAACAAGAAATCTACAGATCCTAAGAACTTTGGCTTATTAGAATTGTCCGAAATGTTAGCTGAATATTTTAATAGAAAAAAATATAATAATTTGCCAAACCTATCAACCACTCATTTTATTACTAAAAGATGTATTATAAATGTTTTTGGTACTTTTATGCAGAATAGTCAAATAAGAATTTGTAGTAAAAAGAATTATTGGAAATTAAAAGTTAATGAACATTGGTGTCATCATTGGGGTATTCTTATTAAACAGGGATATATGCAGGGTGGTGTTAGATTTATTAAAAAACTAGACTATATAAGGGATGAAGCTGATTATTCGTTATCAGTAGTTAGGCAAAGAAAAACAAAAATTCATTACTTGGGTTGGTTAATACCTCTATCAAATGGAAAATACGATATAGAGGATAGATCAGTTATAACGAATGAAAGAATAAAAATTCTTGCAAGTAATATTGATATTGAGGCATCATCTAAAGTAGATGGTATGAGCTATCCACAATCGGAAAGTTGGGTTTCTTCTACTAGAAGATAGTATTAGCGATAGATTATAATACTATTGCATTATCTTATAATATCGTTATAAAAGTCTTATATGACGAATCAACCTAAAATTTTAGGGGATTGCTACAAGAAATTTAACTTAGCTCATACTTCAAAGAGTCAAAACACCATACCTGACGACATTAGATTCAGAAATTACATCGTATTAACTCCAAAAGAAAAAGCCAACCTACCATCTAATTGTTCATTTACTGGTGGAACTATTGCACATGAAGTTGTTCAATTAATTAAATGTAAAAATGTAACATATAAGGATGCTGCTAAAGCTGTTGCAAAAAAGATAAAATATTACCAGTCAATTGATGAAAAGGATCAAATAAAATTTGATTATATTGTTCAAAACCTAGAAAGCCTAACCAATAATCACATTGAAAATATTAATGAAGTAGCAAAGCAAGGTTGGCAATCAGAACTAGAATATACATATTGGGCAGATGGCATTAAAACTTACTTCTTATGTTATGTAGATTTAGTAGGTAAAACACATTTTGGCGATATTAAAAATGTCTTTGGCACATTAACTAAAACAAAAGCTGGGTTTAGTTATTCAAAAAGAAAATGTCCTCAAGTTCCCTATCATAGTGATTGCTTACAAATATCCCTATACCAAAAGTTGTTGCCAAAACTTAAACCATTTTTAACTTATGCTAGTGATAGTGATAGAAAAATATTTACACCTGAAAACTGTGTGGAACTTAGGCCTGAGAGTTTACAATTTTATTATGAAGAATTAATTTTATATCAAAGATGTTGGGAAAAGAAATTAGAACTAGCTAATGGAGATATTAAGGTACTTGCTCTTTTGTGTAAACCTGACTTTTCCGAAATAAGAAAGAATGGTTTTTGGTGGAAAGGTATAGATCCTGACATCATTAAAAGATTTAGGGGTTACTATGAACTTTAAGCAATTAATAGAACATTATGAAAGTTTGGACAAAAAAGATTTGATTAAAAAAATAGTAGATAAAAATTCATTAATTTTAAAACTAGAAGATGAGATTGATAGATTAAATCAAGAAGTTAAACGAACCAAAGAACTTGAACAAGATCACAAACAAATGAATGGCAACTTACATAAAGAAATAAAAAAACTAACAGAGGATTTAAACAGTCCTCTAAAAGCAATGAGAGAGGTAGGATTATGAGTAATGTTTTAATTAAATTAAGTAAAGCTAGTGCCGATGCTGCACCAGTAATTAAAGGTGAAAGAGTACCAGGAATGCACTTCAATCCTTTACAGCATGACCAAGTACAAGCTGTGGCTATGGAGGCTTTTAAAAAAAATAAATTATATCCAGTTTGTGAGTATGAAAACGAACTAAAGGATAATTATATTTTTATTAAATGTAATATGAAAATTTACGATACTGAAGATCCCAAACAATTTATTGAAATTAATGGTTGTTCAGCGATGGGTAAGACAGATAAATTTGGTTCAGGGAATGCCATGAGTTATGCAAAAAAATATGCTTTCCTAAATGCTTTAAATTTAAGAACTGCTTTAGATAATGATGATGGTGTGGATGCTGCACCATTTCCAAAGGCTAAACCAATTGCCAAACCAAAAATAAATGTTGAACCTTTGGTTATAGAAACAAGTGATCCTGTTCCCAAACTACACATATTTACTAACAATAAACCAAATCCAAAAACGAATTCAAAGAGTATAAAACAATTAGCTGATGATTGGATTGGGCAAATGACATCTGTTGCTGAATATTCCAAATCACCATTATACTTTGAAAAAAATTTAACTCCGATAAGGGAAAATTATAAATCAGACATTATATCAATAGCCACCGATCCCTTTGAGCAGCTAAGAGTTGAAAGAACATACGACAAACTAAAATCACAAATACAAAACAGGAGTACGAATGGCAGATAATAATTACGACAATTCTGGAGCTATGTGGAAAAGACAACCCAGAGATACAGATGTTACTGGAAAAAAATATCCTCAGTTTGAGGGCAACATAACAGTTGATGGCAATAAAAAGAAAGTTGCTGCTTGGCTTAATGTTGAAAAAACAAAAGATACCCAACCAGATATTAGTCTAAGGATTTCAGACTATATGGAAAAAAAGGAATAATGGCAGAGTCCGATAATCCATCACATTATAAAGATAAGCCGATTGAGAGTTGGGATGCAATTATATCCCAACTTTCAGAAGAAGAATCTATTGGTTATTTAAGAGGTTCTAGCATGAAACATTTAATGAGGTTTGGTTCAAAGGGAGGAATAACAATTGATAAAGCCATGTTGGATATAAAAAAAACTATTAAGTATTGTGAAAAATTATTAGTCAATTTAGAAAAATTAAAAATTACAGGTGCAAAAGTTACCAACACTCCACCACCATCAACAAATATTACAAATTTATTCAAGGATAAAACATGAAAAATGGACACATATATCTAAGCCAGATTAAATTAGATGTATTAAAATTTATAAAATATTTCATATATCACAACGATTATGCACCGACCTATAAAGAGATTGGTTCAAAATTTAGATTCAGCAGACCTAGAGCTGGAGCAATTATAGCCGAACTATATAAGTTAGGTTTAATAAGTAAAAACAATCAGGCACATAGAAATATAGAATTAACAGACAAACAAATAGAAAAAATTCCAATGTTGAAAGTTAATAAGAGCTATTCAACTATGGAATTTAGAAAGTGAACAAGGTGATTAAGGAAAGTTTTTTTGAAGCAAACATAAGAATAGATGAAGAATTTGATAATGCACAATTAGCGGCACAATCAAATAAGCCTGACTTTGATAAGGCTACAGTAAAGGTCTTGGATTTGAAATTTGATATGTCAAAAATCAAGACCAATAATAAACCAAAGGAGCAAGATGTCCGATCCAAAAGTTATAAAG